GTCCGAACAACTTTTTGATGAACTCAGCCGCAACACCGGGTCCAAGCAAGACGGCGGCAATTACACCGTACAGAAGGTATTCAATCTTGGTCATTCGCTTTTCACCAGCATCCAAAGATTGGTTGATCTTCTCGTACCGCTGGGCGCAGACGGCCTCATGAACAGACATTCTTGTCTCCATTGATTCCTCCGCCATTACTCACCCTCTTTCCCGTCTTCGGGGGCTTGGGGAGCCAATTGGGCGTCAGCCTGTGTCTTGATCTTCATCGCCACGGGATAGGCCCCGGATTTCGTTGGAAGCTCACTGAGGCCAGCAAGAATCAGGTTAATCTCATCAATGGTGAGGTGCTGCAAGACAATCATGGCTTCTCCAAATGCTTTATGGACCTGTGGTCGTTGTGGTGGTTGTGTTGGTGTTGGTCACCACAGTTGGAGTAGCCGTATTGTCAGTAATAGAAGTACCAGCAATGCGCCCACTGTTGCCAGAGTTTTGCCCACTGTTCGCTCCAATCGAATAAGTGCCTGCACCGATCACACCTGTGCCGCTCAAGGTCACATTGGCTGCTGGCGCTTGAATCCGGCTTGCAATTCCAACGAAGGCAGAGTTGGTGCTCACAGCCACTGCGGTTGCATTGTCAGATTGACGCATTCCCAAAGAGGTCTGTTTGTTGACGCTGTACACCTGCCCGAAGGTCGGCAGGAGAAGACCCGTCCACTGCAAAGCGTAATCCGCCCAAGACTTGGGGGCATTGATCTGCGTGCTCTGCTGGGCGCTGCCCATCTGGAGGCTCATAACTGCCGCAACCTTGGCCGTGGTGTCACCTTGACGGGCAATGTCCGCAAGGGCTTGATACCGGGCTGTCTGAGCTGCTGCTTGGGCCTTGTGGGCTTCGGCGTAGGCTACGTATTCATGGGCGCAGCCGGTCAGGGCCAGTGTGCAGAGGATGACAATCAGGCGCATGTCGGCTCCTTATGGGGTTTCGTTGGGTGCCGCAGGTGTGGTCAACAGAGTATTGGCCTCGGCTGTGGTCAAGCGGAACACTTCGGGGAACGCCACATTTGTGGTCATGTTCACGTAGTCGATGGTCTCCTGTGCCTGCAAGTTCACGTTGGTCACCACACCCAGACGGTTGTTGCCTGTGATGATGATTGAACGCAAGCTGTACAGGTCAGAGCCAGTGACGCCAAGTGATGCCGCATAGCCAGTGTCGGTCAAAAACAGGGTCATCAAGTCGTACTTGGTGCTCACGCCGTTGGCCGTCATTGGGAAACGGTTCTGGAATGCGTTGCGCGTGATGACCCATGTGTCGGGTGCAGGTGGAGCTGGAGGAATCACGGGGGCCGTGAAGACCCCGTTTGCGTAACTCCAGCCAATGCCCGGTTGAGGGATCATGTCGGTGATGTTGACAACAGCTTGCCAGTCAGCGGCTACAGAGTCGGCCCAAGCCTGATCGGCCTCGACCACGTTTGCAACCAGATTATTTTCGATGAGTGCGAAGTTCATTTCTATTTTCCTTATTCAAACCACCAGACACGAATAAAACCGGAGCCGCCATTGCCGCCCGTACCCGCTGTCACGTTGCTGCTGTTTGAAATTCCGGCACCACCTCCAGAGCCTGTATTGGCAGTGGCGCTAGTCCCGTTTCGAGGAAAGCCAGTTGTGGGGCAACTTCCGCCGCCGCTGGACCCTTGGCTTCCAGAGGATGTCCCGCCACCACCACCACCGCCGAAGCCATAAACACCAACCCCACCATTAACTTGGGAGAAGATAATGCCATTCACATCCGCAAAGAACGCACCAAACCCCGCAGAACCGATTGATCCCGCTCCCGTATTCGATGAATTAGGAGTAGACATTGGCGTGGCACCCATGCCTCCTCCGCCGCCACCGGATGCGCCGCTAGAAATCCCGCCTCCGCCGCCGCAAGCACCGTTTTGCCCCACAGGCCCTCCGCCGCCAATAGTACAAGCGCCGCCGCCGCCACCCACAACGGAAAATGAGCCGATAGAAGAAGTTCCGCCGTTTGAGCTACTCGTTTGCCCTCCAGCACCACCAGCTCCAATAGTTACTGTTTGAGCACTAGTAGCCGTAATGGGTTTAACAACATAACCACCACCCCCTCCGCCGCCACCGGGACTATTAAAATCAGTCCGGTTACTTCCACCGCCACCACCGCCACCGCTGACCACCACGGCCCAGCACTGACCCCCGTTGGAGACCAGCGTAGCCGAAGGCGTGAATGTGCCGGAGCCTGTGAATTCTTGGTAGCGCAGCTTGCCGCCGCCTCCGCCTGCGAAGGGTGCGAACTGAGAAAGATTACTCATTGGAAGGGTCCTTTCTTGACCTTGTTGGCCAACTCTGTTGTCGATAGATTTTGGCTGACAACCCAGCCAGCTTGGGTGTTCGTGTAGATCAGCGCAAAGATCATGCTGGGCACGTCGCACGTCATGTGCTCCTCAAGCCCCATGATCGGTTTTCCGTTGCGGTGAATGATCAGCGGATGATAAATCCAACTGCCAAAATAGTCACTCACGATCAGCTTGAAGCCATCTCGTGGGTTGGGCGGAAGGACCAGCATGCCCTTTTGCATGTTGGTGTCCACGTAGTAGCTGCGCTCGTGCTCAACGTACTCGTAGGCGTACTCGTCACCGGAGTAAATGTTGAACTTGGACTCGTCGCGGAACAGTAGCCACGGCTGAAACGAAGCTGCGTTTTGCAGGGTCTGCTCCAACGTGACCGGCGCATCCGGGTCTGGCGTGTTGAGGTCAACAATGATGGCAGTCATGGCAGCAGCACCCATCCGCGAGTTGCGTCGGCATAGACCAGCGTGAAGCCTGCGCCGTCGAGGTCAACCGTGAGGTCTTCGGCCAGCGCCATGATGGGATTCCCGTTGCGTGCAACGACTGCAGTGATGGCCCCGGACATATTGCTCACATCAACAAAGTCGCCTGCGCTCGGACTTGCAGGAAGCGTCAGCGTCAACGAGGCCGTCAGCACATACATGCTGTTGGCTGCGGCTGCGGTGTTGGTCCCGATGACGATCATGTTCTTGCGGAACGTGCCGCCGAGCGTGATGTTGCCGGAGGTCGTCACGGTGCCGGTCAGGGTCAGGCCGTTGATTGCGCCTGCGCCAGCAACCGAAGTCACCGTGCCAGAGCCGGGCGTCACCGTGGAAGCAATCGTGATGCCGCCAGCAGAGTTGGTCACCGTGATGCCTGAGCCAGCCGTCAGTGTTGCGCGAGTGAAGCCAGAGCCGTTACCAATGTCCAACTGGCCGTTGGATGGCGTGGATGTAAGCCCCGTGCCGCCGTTTGCCACTGGGGTAATGTTCGCTGCCAGCAGCTTGACCGTGCCTGCGTTGTTCTTGAAATAGAGCTTCTCGTCAACCGTGTTGATGGCAAGCTCACCAGCCAGCAGATTCCCAGCGAGGGGAACTGCTGATGTGGTCGTGCTCCTGTAGAGCTGAATTGGGGTGAATCCTGTCTGCGCCATGTTCGTCCTTTATGTAGCTTTATACGGCAAGCACCCAGCCACGAGTTGCATCTGCAAAAGTCAGCACAAAACCTGCATTCAAGCTGTCAACAGTCATGTTTTCAGCAAGTCCCATGATGTTCTGTCCGTTTCTCGCAATTACCGCCGTGAGCGTTCCGCTTCTGTTTGAAACACTGACATAATTTCCGGCAACTGGCGAAGCGGGTAATGTCAATGTCAAAGAAGCAACAAAAACATAATTTTGCCCAGTAACTGCCGTGGTGCTTCCGCTGATGACGTTGACTGCTTTTACGTAGGTTACGTTACCTGCCATTGTCAGGTTGCCGGACATATCCATTTGGAGTCGATTTGCAGGAGCAGACCAGCCGCCAATACGGAACACATTATCCGAGTCGAGGCCAATGTTGACGGCATACGCGCCGGGGCGGTGCATGGACCAAACCGCGCCACCTCCGCCATTGCCAAGAACCTGCGGCCCCGCCTGACCAACATTGTTTGTGTTTAAACCGGACCCACTGGTCCCCATGGTTGTCTGAACGCCTGTTACTGTGTTGGCGTTTGTGGCGTTTGTGGCGTTTGTGGCGGACGTAGCGGACGTGGCAGAAGTTGCTGTTGTTGCATTCCCGCTCAAAGTCGCAGTGATCGTGCCTGCGCTGAAGTTGCCAGAGGCGTCTCGCGTGACGATGGCGTTTGCTGTGTTTGCGTTGGTGGCTGTGGTGGCCGAGTTCGGGATGCTTGTCAGGCCAGCGCCAGATCCGGTGAACTGCGTGGTGGCTGTGATGGTTGTGCCGCGAACTGTTGCCGCAGTTGTGGCTCCAACGGTGGCCCCGTTGATGGTGCCGCCTGTAATCGCAACAGAGCTTGCCGCTTGAGTCGACATTGTCCCCAGACCCGTGATGTCCGTGTTGGGGATCGTTGCCGACGCAGTCATGGTGCTCGTGCCATTGCCCTTGACATAACCAGTCAAGGTCGTAGCGCCTGTGCCGCCGTTCGCAGGAACCAGAGTCCCGCCAAGGGTCAGGGTGCCAGAGACGGTGATCGGGCCACCGCTCAGGGTCAGGCCGGTCGTGCCGCCAGATCCACTGACGCTGGTCACCGTGCCGCCAGCAGCAGGTGTGGCGCTGATGGTGATGCCGCCAGCAGAGTTTGTGATCGAGACGTTTCCGCCAGCGGTCAAAGTCGCCAGCGAGTAGCCTGTCCCGTTTCCGATGGCAAGCTGGCCGTTCGTCGGTGTTGCGGTCAGGCCTGTGCCGCCGTAAGCCACGCCAATCGCGTTGGCGTTCCATGTTCCGCTGGTCAGGGTGCCCACGGCTGTGATCCCAGTGTAGGAACCGCTCAAACGGGCGTCGGGAAGCGTTCCAGAGCTGATGTTTGCTGCGTTGGTCGTGTCGGTCGTTGCAGAGGCTGCAAGACCCGATACAGCGCCAGCAGAGATGGCAATCGGGGTGTCGGTGACAGAGGTAACCCGGCCATAGGTATCCACAGCGAACACTGGCACCTGCGAGGCCGAGCCGTAAGTCGCGGCAGATACGCCTGAGGTCGCCAAGGCCACAGTTACCGCAGCCGAGCCGTCGTAGCTCGTACCGGTCAATCCTGTGCCGATAGTTAGAGCGTTCGGATTGGCCGCAGTGATGGTCGCAGATCCACCCAAAGAGATCGAAGAACCATTGACGGTGATGGCGCTGTTTTGCAGTTGCGCGTTGGTCACAGCGCCAGACGTGATCTGGTTGGCGTTGATGGCAATCGCGGTATTGCTGGCGCTGGTGACCTGACCCTGAGCGTTGATCGCAAGAGTCGGGGTGCTCGATGCCGTGCCGTAGCTGGCAGCAGTCACGCCAGTGTTCGTGATGCTGAACTGGGTTCCCGCAAGCGTCAGGCCTGTGCCTGCGCTGTAAATCTGCGCCGACGAGATCTGGGCAAACGAGATGTTGGTCGTGCCAAATACGATGACGCCAGAGGTGTTGCAGGTGTAGGTCTCGCCAGCACCTGTTGTGCCCTCTTGAACAAAAACCGTAGAGCCTTCACTCAGGCCTGCTGCGCTGTTAATGACGTAGGTGTCCGCATCACTGGAGCGAGTCAACACCCAATTTGTTGAGCCAGATCCCACGTTGCTGACAACGTAGATGCCGTTTTGCGTCTGGTTAACCTGCTGGTATACCAGCACGCGATCAGCCACGCTGACGGTCACGCCATCAATGACCAAAGCCGCTTGTGTCCCGGCGTTTGTCAGAGTCGCACCCACACCGGCTGTGCCGTTGTTGTAGGTGGCATTCAGAGCTGTTGGGGACTCGACACGAACAGGCTGGTGGAAGTGAATGCCGGATGCCGCCAAGGTGTCAACGTAGGACTTGTTGACAATGTCGGTTGCGTTGACAGGCGTTGCGCTGATCGTGCCAGACGTGGTCGTGACGGATGTGAACGTGCCAGCCGCTGCCGTAGAAGCGCCGATGGCGGTGCCGTTGATTGAGCCACCAGTCACAGCCACGTTGTTGGCGTTCTGGGTCGACATCGTGCCAAGGCCAGAGACCTGCGCGTTGGAGATGGCGATGTTGGTCTCAGCCAAGGTGGTGAGCTGGCCCTGAGCGTTGACTGTGCCGGTCAGTGTCTTGCTGTCGCTGCCATACGAACCGGCTGTCACGCCAGTGTTGGAGATCGCCAAGGTGACGGCAGAAGATCCGTTGTAGCTGGTCCCGCTCAGACCGGTGCTGATGGTCAGCGCGTTGGGATTCGATGCCGTGATGGTGGCGGAGCCTCCAAGAGCAATCGTGGAGCCGTTGATCGTGACGGAGTTGTTTGCCAGTTGGGCGTTGCTCACGGTGCCGCTCAGGTCTGACGTGGGCACAGTCGCGCTGGCCGTCATTGAGGACGTGCCATTGCCCTTGACGTAACCAGTCAGAGATGATGCGCCAGTGCCGCCGCTGGAGGCATTGACCACGCCGCCCAAGGTGACTGCGCCACCAGTTGCGGTGGATGGCGTCAGTCCGGTTCCGCCACCGGAGATGGAGGTCACGCCACCAACCAAGGAGAACTGACTCCAAGCGCCGGAGGCATACCCGTCAAACGTCTGGGTGTCGCTGTTGAAGCGGAACTGACCGGGCAATCCAACAGGCTGCTGTACGTTGGTTCCAACCGGAATAGTCACCGCGCCAGTGCCGGGGAGCACTGGATTGTCAGCAAGGGCGATTGTGGGGTTGCCGCTACCGTTGCCAGCAGTGACGCCGATCTGGTTAGGTGTCCCAACGATCTGACGGCCAGCAATCGTTGTGCCGCCAACAATCGCCAGCATGCCTGTGCCGGACATATTGGCGATGGCCGCAGCGATGCCTGTCAGGTAGAAGGTTGGGTTGCCGCCTGTGCCGTCGGCGTTGGTGACGTCAATACCAGCGCCAGAAGCGGCCATGGAACGCGCCACCACCGATGTCGAGCTGTTCTTGACCACAATACCTGCGCCTGCCGCCTCAAGGCTTCCAGAAGCCCCGTTAAGCGAGATCCGGCAGAAGGATGTAGCCCCGCCATCGGTCAGGCCCAAGCCAGTCCCTGTGGACAGGTATCGGCTGTTGGGCAGGGTCAATTCCTGATTTTGGGTCAGGAACGTCTGGTTCTGCGATGGGCTGGCCGAGATGGCAGCAGTCGTGGTCTTGTACGTCCCGCCGTTTTGAACGATGGGCACAAGCTCCGTGCCGGTGATGGGGCCTGCGTCCGGCAATTGCGTGATGGTTTGATTTGCCATTATGGTGTCACCGATATTCCGTCAAGGTTGCCGTTGTTCTCGGGCGTCTGGGTATTACCCTCGGTCGAGATGATGTAGTCCCCCTGATTGTCCGTCACAAGGTTGTTTGGATCAACAGCAACAGACACATCCGGGCGGGGGAATCTCAGGTTGATGCGCTCGGTTTTACGGGCTGGCAGGCGATACGGGTCTTTTTGATCGGCGCAGTTCTGCTGGCAGACACGCAGGCCCGGGAAGTTTGGGTCTGGCATCTGCTCGTCCATGGCACGCTTCATCCTGCAGCGGTCGCAGATGAAGATTGACAGCGATGCGTTTCCGATGGTGTCTAGGAACATGCCCATAAATCACCTCGTGTACACGCCAATTGCCGGGGCGAAGTAGATTGGCGAACGGTCTCTCTCTTCGGCCTCTGCCTGCGCCAAAGTCTTCTCCGCCTGCGCCTCAAGGTATTGAATCCGAGCGATATCGACCTGTGGAAGTTCCATAGCCATCTGGTGGGCCAGCATGTTGACCACGGCCAGATACCAGCGTTGGGGGATCTGCAGTTCGTCGGTCAAATCACCGACGTTCATGACCTGTTTGCTGTACCAAACCGTCATTTGCACAAACGGGTCGCTTGGAGTGGGCCAGAGGTAGATCTCTGGGTTCGGAATCGTGCGGTTGAACCAGAATTGGTACGGCTGGTTGGCCGTAAAGTTCTTGTTTGGCAGGTTCGTGTAGTCGTCGCGGTTCAGGCGAGACATTGTGATCTCACGGCTGTTGTTTCCAACGTAGAACTCACGCAAAGCAAGGGTCGAACCACCGGAAATCCGCACTCGGTAGTATTGGACGCTCTGACCGGGGTCGATGTCGGTCCAGATCCACTGCTTGTCCGTCACCACCACTGTTCCGAGGCTCTCCAAGGTGTTCCAAGTGATGTTGTCGGTCGAATATTCGAAGGTCAGGGTCCAAGAAGCACTGCCGCCACCAGAAACGAAAGGCATAAGGCCAATCGAGCCAGCATAAATCGGGTTGTCAGTGCCAAAATTGATCGAAATGTTGCCATTGGCGGAGGTTTGTTGGCAGTAGGTGTTGATGTCATTGTCACCAACGAGGGCAACAACGCCACCAGCACTCGATGTGTAGCTGCCTGTGGGCCGTGTCATGGTCCGATACAGGGCGTTTAGGACGTCGTTGGACCCATCAGGCAGGGTGTAGATGTACTTCTCAGCCGTGAGGCCAAAAACCTTCTTCTCGATGGCCCAGTACTGGATACCAAGGTTGATCAGGTTGCTCATCACGAAGCCGAGCGACTCACGGGCGCTCAGAAGCTGCTCGGAGGTCAGTTCTTCGGCCAGCTTGCCGCATCGACGGGCACCGTGGTCGATCAGCGTCTGGATGTTGTAAACCTGATTGTAGGTATCCGAGTAAGCCATCTTGTTCCTTTACCAGCCGGGGCAGTTCCAACGCTGCATCGAAGCCCGTGACCTGCTGCCCTTTTCGCTCTTCTCTGCCACAGGCCCCATTCTCGCGCAAAAAGCATCCCGGCGAGGCCCTCCTTGGGGCTGTGGAGCCTTCAAGTTGGAGCCAGTCTCACGGTTGTACTTGGCCCGACCTTTGGCCGTCAAGCCAGCGCCCTTGTCAGCAGAGAGCTTCTCGCCGCGACCAATTGCAAGGCTGACGTTCTTCTTGCTCATTTTACTTTGGCGGTTTTTGCTGACTGCTTAAAGTCGCCAGCCGTTGGCGCACCTTTGCTGCCAACTCGGCGCATTTTCTCGCCAGAGCCTTCAGCGATTCGCGCACGTTTTGCATTAATATTTTCATACAAACCGCCTGTTTTCATTTTTTGACCCGTGAACACCTTATCAACAATTTCCATGCGCTGAGGCTTGGTTGTGACTTTGTTGATGATGCTCAAACGCTCCGCTTTACCCTTTTTGGCAAACTCAGGGTTGTGGGCGATGGACGCCATAGAACCATGCTGGAAAGAAGGTTTGCTTGGCATGATCAACCGTAGGATTTAACCATCTCAAGGACGATGGTGTAGAAATCACCAGCAGAAGCATCAGCAGTGCTAAACAACACATCACCAGTCACGCCAGCGCCTGCGTTGTTAGTCAAACCGCCAAACTTCTCAAAATCCATCGTGTATGTAGAATTTTGTGGCACAGACCAACAAAATACATCTGTCGTTGCATCCCAGTAAATCTGTACTTCCAAGCCATGCGTTGAGGTATGAATCTTTGTAATTGTGACCCCATCACACGTTTTGCCAGATGCACTTGATGTCAAAGTAGATACATCTACTTTCAAAACTTTGCTTTCACCAGTACCGTCAGAAAGGTTGGTGAATTTCATGATTGCCATCCGCTCACCATCTAAGAGCGTTTGACTTGCGACTGCATCAGCCATATTTATCTCCAATTAAAAGTGGGGGCCGTAGCCCCCACTTAGGTTCAGCACTTAACTGATCCGCCACGCTTACGGGCAGGCTCGACCGTTACAGACTTTTCAGTCTTGGTCACAGCACCAGCCTTAGGCTTGTCGTCCATGCCAACCAGTTTCTTGGCACCACGGAACAACTTGCCCGGGATGTCACGAATGGTCTTAGCCATGTCCATGTCTTCCTTTGAAGGACCGACGCTGTCCATGTAGGCCTTGTCCAGCGCAGCCTGCGATGCACCACCCTCTTGCATTTTCACCCCGCCACCTTTTTTGAAGGTGCCTGATTGGCGATCATTGGAGACGGGCTTGGACGCTGCTTTCTGAGGCATTGCCACGGCATGGCCGCTGTTGTTAACAGCTCCCCCCGTGGCGTAGTGCTTTTTTGTAGCACCGCCTTTTTTGAAGCCGCCAGCGTTGCCCAACTTCACCTCACCCGTAGGCGCGGAGTTGTGGTTCACCTTGGCTGTGCTCATCTTTGTGCTGCCCTTTTCGGACTTGATGATGCCACCAGCCTTGAAGCCGCCTTGGCCGTTCACCACGCCACCAGTGGCATAGTTCCCGGGCTTTGGAGACTTGGCTACACCGCCAGTTTTTAGGCCTGCGTGGCCCTTGCTGGCAGGCTTGGCAGCGTGAGCCTTCAAAGCGGCCATTGAATCAGCTTTGCCGCCTTCAGCCATCATGGGTTTACCCATCATAGCTTTGCGACGCTGCATCATCGAAGGCTTGCCGGGACGAGCCGCAGGGGCCATACCGCCACGAGCGCCGGGGGCTGGGGCCGAAGCCAAAGCACCCATGACGCCGCCATTCATCATCTTCTTGGCAGAAGTGACGCAGCCACCTTTTTTCAGCTTGAGTTCAACTGAAGGCTCAGTGGTCTCCATCTTCACCATTGGTTTGAATTGACCCATGATGCTGCTCCTTAGACTTTCTGAGCATACACAACGGTCAAGCGAATGATCGCCTGTGTTGTGCTGATCGTGCCGTTAGGATCTGCCGTGATGACCACAGACTGGTTTGCGCCAACGTCAGACATTGCCGTCAACTGAGCTGCCGTAAAGGACAGCGCAGCGCGACCGCCTGCAAAGACGTCAGTGGCAGACAGGTACTGCGTTCCAGCAGCAGCCGTGCCAATCGTGACAGGGATGGTAGTAGCGGTTCCGCCGCCAACCACTTCGTCTTGAACCATATCAACCAAGAACTGGATGATCTGCGAGGACGCTGGGATGGTGATGGTTGCGCTTGTAGCGGTGCCTGCAGCAGCGGTGGTCACGGTGGTGGTCTGACTCACAACGACAAAGCCGCCGTCAGTGGTGTCAGTCAACGTGCCCGAGCCGGTGCGCAGGGTAGAACCAATGTAGGTTTGTGCCATTGTCTTTGCTCCTTGTAGCGCAGGGGCCGAAGCCCCCGCTTGGGTTTAGACGCCGGGAGTGCCGTACATTGCGCGTGGATCAGTGAAGCCCACGTCGTAACGCTCGGTAGCCTTGTAGCGCATGGAGTCGGTTTCGAAATCGCCTTCCATGGTCTTTTCCAGCTTGCGACGCATCATCAGCTTCATGCCCTCTGGAGCGTCTGTCTGCACCCAAAATGCCGATGGGTTGGTCAAACGCGAGATAACAGCGGCACCTTCGTCCAGCAAGCCGATGGACTTGACGGGGTTGATGTCGTTGTTGGCGTTGCCAGAACGCAGAACGCTCTTCAGCAGAACTTCGGCTTGGAAGACGTTGCCCGGGGCGACCACCAACTGGCGGGGCACCAAGCGAACCTTCTTGCCGTTGTTGTCCACAGCCTGACGGATCTGGATCAACATCTGCTCCAGAGAAGTCTGGGACAGGTTCGCGGCGGTTGCCAGCAAGTTGCTGAAAGTACCGTTCACGATGGGGTGGCTGGCGCTGTTCAAAGCGACGCCGTCACCACCAGCGTACTGACCACCAGTGAAGGCGTTGTTCAGGACGTTGGCAGACAGAGTCTCTTTGGTCTCGATCAGGGACTGAGCGAGGTGACGAGCGTACACCTGACCGATACGGATGTGGTCGCCGTCTTCAACCAAAACTTTGGTCAAAGCGAAGGCCAAGCCATACACGTCATAGACGTAACGCTTCAGGAACAACACACCACCTTGTTGGTACGACACAGGAGTGCCATCAGCCATCTGTGGAGCAGCACCGAAACCGTACAGGACGGGTTCTTCGTGGTAGTTGCGTGGAATGCCTTCTTGCTCACGGAAAACCCGTGACCATTCGTCGGCTCGTTGATCGTAGACACCGTCGAAACACTCATTCATGATGGGTTCGACGATGCTACGAAAGTCGGTACTGCGCATTGGAGCGGCCATGATTCATGTCCTCCTATTAGATTGCCGTACCTGCCGCGCCAGCGAACTGGAACTCGGCAATGGTGGCACGAACGATTGTGAAAGCATCACCCCAGTCATTACCGGGGTACGGAGCGAGGTTCACGATACGCATCTGGGCGCTGTTACCTGCGCCAACCAGTGTGGTTGACAGAGTGCATTGCGACAGACCTGTAGTTGTGGAACCTGCAGTGGTTGCGCTCAAATCGGCTTCGTCGCCGATAGAGGTTTGGGCCAGTGAGCCATCAGCCTGAATTTCATACACGATGTTTGGATCAGCGTAGAAGTAGGCAGTGCATGAACCAGTCTGGTATGCCGTATTGGCAGGCCAGTTGTTCGAGACACGATGACGACCTGTGGTGTCAGTGAACTCGACGCCAGCGAAAGCGCCAACAAAGGCGTCTCCAGCGGCAGCGGGTTGAATGACGCCGCCAGTCACGTACTTGACTGGTTGGCCTTTGAGGATGGCCGATGCATAGGCCGAAGTGATACCGTCAGCCAGCGCCGTGGCGCGATCCAGACCGGAGGGGTGGAACGCAGGGCGCAAGCCGAACGGAGCGTTTGTTGCAGACATAGTCTAGCTCCTTAAAATTAGCCCTCGAAAACGGGGGCACGGTTGGGTTGCTGTTGATCGAATCTGTCCATACCCGCTTCCATCTGCACCAACTTGCGACCAGAGCTGTCTTTTGCACCTGCGCCTTCCGCTTGGGAGAAGATACGCTCAACTTCCTCGCGGGGGGCTTCATAGTGCATCTGCGCCATAACGTCTTGGTAGACGTCCATGGGCAGTTTGAATAACAGCATCTCGTTGCACGAAACGTGCCCAACATGCTCACCAGCCTTGACTCGATAACTGTCGAATCCGGGTATCTCATCCGCCGTCACGGGTACATATCCGAGTCGCATTCTCTTGTCGATGGTGTCGTAAGCGTTGGTTGTAGAAAGCCAGCACAAGTGCCATCCCGGGATTTCGGGTGTCTTGGGCAGAGCCGATTGCGTCCACTCGTCGCTCCACATCTTTCGACGTTCCTGCGCACTAATGAACTTTTCCTCAGGTGGTCGGCGGCTTGCGTCCTCGCTTGCGCGATCATTGCGGCCACCGGCCTGAAGAGATTTTTTGAGTCTACTGTCCATGACAGTTCTCCAAACTTTTAATGTTGGTCAGAAGTCTAACAGCTTGCTCCTTGGCACTCCGACGTTTAGCCCAGACTTCCTTCATCTTTGCGCTTGCATTTGCGCGGAAGGCTTCGGTCTGCTTAACGCCCTTTTTTGCCAAACGGAACTTCTCTTTGACTTCAGGGTTTCGATTGCGGTTAGCTTCAGACAATTTTGCTTTGGTTTCCGCGCTATGTTTATACCCAACAGGCCCAATTTGCCCACCAACGGTCATGTTGTATCCGTTTGGCGTCAAAGTGTTGTGCTGCTGGATCAGCATGCGCTCAAGATCGCAAGCCGCTTGTAAATCAAAGGCGTCTGCAATATGAGAAAAGACAAACTTGTCAAATCCATACTGCCGGATTGCCTCGTGAAAAACCGACTTGGTCTTGGCGCACTTGTGGGAGACCAGACGTGTCCGATACTCCTTTGTCAGGCCAATGTACTGCCTACCATTTGCCGTGTTGGTGGCGATGTAGAGCGAGTACAGAGAATCCATTTTTAACTCCTGTAACCTTGAGATTGACGAGCTTCGGCTGCGTAACGCTTGATCATCTTGTTGCGCTTTTCTGAGTCGTCCCAGAAACCCGCATCCTTCATCGCCCGAACTTGTTCGGGAGACAAAGTGAAGGTGTTTTTACCACCTGCCCTTGAGGCTGATTCGCGTCCAGATCCAGTCACAATACCCCTTGGTTTACTCCGCTGATTTGGATTCTCATCGGTTTTGCCATTGTATCGGTGTGATACGTACTTTTGCAAGCGATTGTCAAGCTCGTCCCAATAGTCTGGAGAATTTGGGTCCCAGCCTTCAGAAGTGAGCTGCTCGTCAACCTGCTTGGCGACCTTGCTGTCCAGATCCTTGCCGTCAGGGTTGAACCAAGAATTGCGCTCCATCCAGTTGGCCGCATTACGCTGCAGGCGGGGGTCAGGAATGCTGGACTCCTGCCGTGGCTGCGTGGCCGACCTCTTCAGGTTGCGCAGGGACTCGGCCTGCTGACGGGCCTCCATCCACATCTCCTGAGCCTTCGCCAAGGCGTTGCCGTCCCGAGACTCAGCGGCCTCTGACAGTTTCATCTTGGCGTAGTTGATGCGCAGCTCAGAGTCCTCAATCGCCTTGTCGATCCGGGCCAAGTCGGCTGAGTGCGTCTTGCGCTCCACCACGGACAGGCGCTGAATCAGATCTTGGTTCTGGCGTTCAAGCATCTGGAGCTTGATCTCTTTTTCGGCATTGGTCTGGCGGACCAACTGCTTTTTGGTGCGGCGGCGGTCACGCTTGACGGCACGAAGGGCTTCGGAGTCGTCAGGGTGGTCAGCATCGCCGTCTGTATCACCGCCCTCGGCCATCTTTGGCTCGTCGCGGTCTTCGTCGTTGTCATCCTGATCCGATTGGGGGTTCGGAATGTTGTCAGGAAGGTCGACAACGGCAGAGCCGTCAACCGCTTCCTTGACTTCAATTTGTTCGTCTTGTGCTTGTTCAGCCATGATTCACCTCAAATAAAAGAACGCATCTCAAGGGGACTGCATGTCACCTTGGCAATGGCTTCGTGGTCATTCAAGATCATGAACAATGCTGGGTCTTCGAGGTGGTCCTCTCCCGGCACTTTCACTTCCCAGCGATCTCCGCCCCACTTAGGAACACGGATGTAGTCGCCGGCAACAACCCAACTGCCTTCGGGCCAGTCTTGCATGGTGTCGCGGCTCTTGAATGCAATGGGTCCAACCTCGATGACTTTCGCCACCATGTTGTTCCATTTTTCTGCTTCCTTGGTCTCTTCAACCAAGATAATTCCAGACCCAGTCGTTTTCTTTTTGGTGCGGCGAAGTTGCACGAGGATTCGCCCACCGAGAGGTTTTGCGCCGGGATCTACGCTCGGGAAAGCCCAAGCAATGTCAGCGTCGTTAAACGCTACCGGTTCATTCATCATTGTCATTGTCTTCCTTCAGAAGATTGTTCAAGATTTGCAGAGACTCGGCGAGTCCTGCGTAATGACCAGTCATACGGTGGTAGGCCTCCCATGACGCAGCATTTCCAGCCGCTAGGGACAGGCTTATTTCAGCCTTTCGAGACTCTATCGCGCCGATGAGGTCGCTGAGGGTTTTCATTTTTTCTTCTGGCTCAGTGCGCCTCCTTTGGGTTGTGCCGGTTTGGCGTTGCCGCCTTGCGACTTCAGGGATGTGCCGTCGAGCTTCTCGCCTGCAGCGATACGCTTGTGCATTGGCACGGCTTCATTGTGGTACGGGTTAGTAGCCATTTGGATCTCCAAGTTTGCGTTGTACCTCTTGCTGGAGGCGGATTGCAGTTTCGAACTGCTCGGTTTGCAACTCCTGATCCTTTTGGGTCAGGCGTGCGGTTTCAATGCGCTCTTTCGTGAGGTTGTCCACGGAGTTGAGTGCAATGTCCAGTTGCTCTTTGCGCTCGGCTTCGGCAGCGTCTTGCTGCATCTGCTGAGTCTTGAGCTGTAAGTCGCCAGCGTCCTTCTTGGCCCGACGCTCGGTCTCGGCCATGGAGGTCTCGCGCAGGACCATCGCTTCGGGCGGAAGCTGGGGCTTGGGTGCCAGTTGCTGCATGGACTGCATGAGCTGCTGGACCAGCGGGACGATCTGGGAGAAGGCCTTCTCGCTGTCCATCTTGACGTGCTGCGACGCAAGGGCGAACACCTTGTCGATCTCTGCTGTCAGGCGCTTGTTCTCGTATTCCTCTTCGGTCAACATCTTGTCGCCACGGGTCTTGGACACGTAGCCGTTCATGCGGTTCAAGTACCACATGACCATGTGCTGCTTGATGTGCTCCAGCGTGCGAGGCAGGGAGAACGAGGCCATGATGGGGTTGGAGCCGTAGATTGGGTTCAGCGCAAAGTCCAAGTGGCTCTGGATGTGCGCCAAGTGGTCCTGCTGGATGTACGCGAAGGCGTTCTGGCCCAGTGCCATGGCGACGTTCTCGTCCGCTGATGTGCGCTCCTCTGGGGCTGGGGTGTCCTTGAGCAGCTCGTTGATGTTGGGGATCTTGAGTTGCTTCAGGAGCCGCTGCTCCACCGCTTGGCGGTTGTACAGGTCCGGGGCCTTGTCGGCACGGGACAGCACAGCCTGCATCTGGGCCATGCGCTGGGTCTCGGAGAAGATGTGGGGGTCAGAGACTGGCACCACGTCTGTGTTGCGCCTGAAGTCGTCTTGCGTGATCTCCAAGTCCTCAATGATCTCGCCCTTGTGCTGGTCATCCAAGTACCAGCGGTTCAAGCGGCCAAGGATCTTGAGCACCCGGGCCTGCGAGTCGTGCAGGCGGGAGTGGATGGCCGAGAACACGGCAGCACCCTGCTCAATCAGCGCCTGAGTCGTGCCCACAGGGGTGTTGGCGTTGACGTCAGCAATCTTCTCCTCGGCGGTGGTGACCACGCCCCGGGCGGCTTTGTCGAGGTAGCCGACCAGCTCAAACAGCACCTGCGAAGGCGGGTTAAATGGCATGGGCATGGCGATCTTGCGGATGTCGTCCACGCCGGGAGCGCCCTCAATCTCCACGATCTGGGTGACTTCAACCTGCTGGCTCTGGCCGCTGATCTTGGCCCCCTTGAGCTTGAGCATGGTCGCGGCGTTGTTGATGTGTGCGCTGTCCAGCAGGGCACGGATGCCGCCAGTCAGGGCCGCAGACAAGCCGCCAATCAGGTGTGGCAGGCCGATGGCGTAAGCACCGCGCCATGGGATGAACTTGAACTCGACGACCCAGTCCAGCTTGGTCATGGTGTCGTCGCCGTCTTCCCAATTGCGGTACAGGCCGATGACCTCGTGCTCCAAGTCGTCGATCATCATGATGTACGGGGCCATCTCGCCATCTGACTCGCCGTCCTCGTCCAGCTCCAAGTGGCAGTAGACGTGGTAGACCGTGCGCTCACCGTCCTCGTTGTCTTGGAACTTGCGGCCTTCAATCTTGTCGTTGGCCTTCTCCGCTGCAGTCTGGTCAGGCTGCATGGTTGCCCGGACCACGTCGATGTCGCGGTACAGGCCTGTTCGGATTCGGCGTTTGAACTCCCACTCGGTGATGACGTGGACCTCGGTCGCACGCTGGGCGGTGTAGAAGTTGGTGGCCGAGAACGGCACGATCACCCGGTCGATGGGCAGGAACTCAGCGCATGGGCGCTTCTTCTGCTCGTCGTACCAGAGCTTCATGTACTGGGAGCCGCCGAGCGGGAGCTGGGTCAGGAGCTGCTCTTGCTCGTCACGGAACTCCTCGATCTGCTCGGTGAGCTGCCAGTTCATGTAGTCCCGCTTGCGCTCGGCTCGGGCCGTCTTGTCCTCATCAACCTTGCCCAAGATCTTGGTCTTGACCGGGCCGTCAGGTGGGAACATCTCTTTGATGGCACGGGAGGCAAAGTCAACGCAGGCCTCGGCCATGACGGGGTGAACCACCTTGGAGGCTCCGGAGAAGGTTGCGCCACCGGGAGCATCCTTGCCCAGCCCAGTGCGCTTCAGGCCCTCCTCGTACTGCTTGTCGCGCTCCTCACGGGCCTGCTTGTCTTTCTCAATCAGGTCGATGTAGCGCAGGGCAATCGAGCTGAGATCCAAGGGGTCAATGACTTCGGCAAGGTTTTGGTAGAACTCGCCGTCCTCCATTGGGCCTTCGGTCTCCATAGACACCACCACAGAGCCGTCAGGAAGCTCCTCAAGCTCGGTTGACTCGTCGTCAGGCAGCTCGAACTCCATCTGGTCGTCCTGCGTCTCCTGCTGGTCTGCCATGCCGGGGACAAAGCGCCCGTACTCGGGGTCGATTGGGAACTCTGTAGCCATGAATCAATTCCTCTGCATCAGTTCCAGAAGCATAGCGTCTGGGTTTTCGGTGAAATGTACCGGATTTTGAACAGTTTGTTCATTATTCTCGTCAAAGACTTGTGAGCCGATTGTCGCAGCCCCTGAGCCTGCGGCCAAGCCTTCCAAAACAGGCGTGGCAACCTTGCCGTACATGGGCAAGCCTTTGCTTTTGACCTCGTCTCGCAACTGCGGGGTGATGTCGAAGCGGTGAACTGGCAAGGTCTTCATTTGAGCCTGCTGCTTGGCAAGTTCTATGTCAGCCAGTGAGCCTCGGGCGTAAGCGTCATTGATCAAGCGCCCAGACTCTTCGGTATAGCCAAGTGGAAGATCCATTTGAACAACGGAGGATCCGTAAGGCTTGCCAAAGTTGTTCAAGTAGTCGGTCAGGATCTTGTCGTAAAAGCCCTTCATGCCCTCGCCGCCAACGGTGATGTCCTCGCCCTTGATGGAGCGGATGAAGTTCATGTCTGGCGCTGCACTGGACAACTTTTGAGCCATGTCCTTGCCGATGTACTGCTCAAGCTCGTCAGGGCTGGAGATGGGTTGTTCAATCACTCTGCGGCCACCCTTGAAGCCAACCAGCGTGTCTCCGTACATGGCAACCTCATCAACCGCCTTCCGAGTCGCATCCTCGTAGCGTTTGACCTGCTGCACACCCGGGGTGATGGCGACGCTGTCGTACCCGCCCTCGGCTGCGTAGTCCAGCACGCGCTTCATTGCCAGCTCGTGCCAATTCTTCTTGAATGGGGCGTCGGGCACTCCGGCGCGTTGAGCGTCATAAACACTGTTACCCCAGTCCATCTCTTTGGCCTGCAAGTCATTTAGCCGCTGCCTCTCTGTTGCCAGCGCATTAAATTCATCAAGCTGGCTGTCATTTAAAGCAGCCATGCGGCTTGAAATCTGACGTATCTCTTCTCCGCGCAGTGCCATACGCTGTTCACTTAACTTGAGTTCAGCCTCAGCCTCTTGTGTGGCATACCCCTTCTTGCGTCCAGCCTGATGCCAGTCAGACTGGATCTCGTCCACCAGCAAGACCTTCTTAGGCTTGCCCTGCGCCTCGCCAATAGTGAGCATGCCTCTCAAGCTCTCAGGGTACTGAGCCATTGCGGCCTCAGCCTGCTCCATCGTGGGGAACACCTCAGACTTAAAGCCAGAGCGGCGGTTGATCACGGCAAAGCCCTTGTTTGGCACTTGGAAGTCCTGCACCCGGATGTGGGCCAAGATGTTGGGAGTGCCTTCAAAGTGGGGTGCGGAGTAATCCTGACTGCCAGCGGCCTCCTTGTCCTTGAGGGCTGCGTATTGCTTCTGGTGCCAAGGGTCCAACTCCTTTCCGCGCCGCACGTCGGCCTCGTACAGCATTAGGTTGCGCTGCTCGGCATCATTCAAACCCCGCTTTGGCAGCTTCAAGAGGATCTCGCGGTAGTTTTCACCACCGGGCGTCCTGAAGCTCTCGTACTTCGTCTCGGGGTCGTAGCCAAAGTCAGACTCAACCATAGACCGGGCTTTGTCCCTATCGCGGCCATACAGGTCATCAAAAGTAGCGTCGTTGTCGCCAATGATCTCTTGGGCCTTCTGGTCGAGCGCCTCAAGCAGCTCATTGCCGCCGCGCACCTCCTCCTTGACCCGTGGTGGGGCCTTCTCCTCGAAAATCTTCTGCACCTCGGCCTTGGTCATCTTGGGTGCATCCTTGAGCGCCTTATCGATGCCACGCTCTTTCAGCTCGGTGGGCTTGGCACCCTTCTTCACCAGCTCGGCCAAGAACTCGTTTCCCAAGCCCTTATTGCGCGGCAACTCGTCCAGCACTACATCGGCCTTGGAGAAGAACGGAGCGGCCTTCTTGGCCCCTTTTGCGGCCTTGCCGACCAGATCAAACACACCCATTACAGTTTCCTTTCTTCGAGGATCAGGTCATCAGCGGTGATCTCGCCACCATCGGCGTAGCTTTGAACAGCACCACCCTTCTTGAAGCCGCGCACCTTGCGCAACTGGGTGTAATACTTGTACATGTCGTCGAGGTAAGCCTCATCAACCACCTGATGCGGGAACACCTTCTGGATTGTGCCGGTGAAGTCCTGTGGGCGGTACTTCTCGCGGACAAACGCAGTTGCATCGGGGAAGCTGATCGAGAACGGCGACAGCTCAGGCGCACGGCCCAAGGCGGTGCCGGGGATGTCGTGGCTGTAGGTCTGGTGGGCCGAGTCAGGGATCAGCTCCGCACCGGGCTTCATGCGACCAGCAGACAGGCCAGTGAGGTTGATCTCCATATTCCGCAGTTCAGGCTCGGTCATTGCCCACTCAATCGACTTGCCATAAGGCAAATCCGACTTCTTGGTTACGTCCTCAGTCTTCATGCGGTTGTTAAACCACTTGCGAAGTTTTGGGTCTTCCTTCATCGCCAGCAAGGCGTCCTCTGGGCTTGCAATACCGGGCCAATTCTCAAACGTCACCCGCTCTTTGGTTGTGGGGTCAACGTAACCCTTAGACACAACCCGGTCAAATGCGTTCATCTTGTCTTTGTTCAGCTTGGAGTAGTCAATTGCACGCAAGTTGGCGTCAGCCATGTGCTGGGCAAAGTTGTTTGACATCTGCCCCATCGCCAAATGGTATGCGGTCACCATGTCGGTGTTGTACAAATCAGCAAGCTCTGTGACCTTTTTCTGGAACAACTCTGCTGGCCCAATGTTTGACGCCCAGAATGCTCTTTTGTCTTCTGGGTCAGCCAGACGTCCACGGCCAAACAAAGCGCCACCTTCCGAGGTTGTGCCGACTGGAATTCCGTCAACGCTCTCAAGTAGCATGTCAGAGATCGTCTGGTCACCCGGCAGGGCTATGTTGACCTCACCCACTTGCGCCTCGTAGGGCTTCATCTTTGGCAGATCTTTGATTGGCGTGACCTTGTATTCCATCTCCTTGAGACGATCAACTTCCTTCTTGGAGCGGCCAGCAAGGTTGTGGGTTTTTCCAATCAGAGGAGTTTTTACAAACTCGCCAGCCTGCTGCTTGCCGACCCGCTCTGCGGCTTCCAAGATCTCTTGCATGCTTGGACGAACACGGGGAAGGCTCAGGGGCACAGCGGCCTCCTTTGCGCCCTTAGCCGCACCCTTGGCCCCCATCTTCGCTAGAGCACCACCACCAGACATCTGGACAGCACCACCAGCAGCCTTGTTCAAGTCGGGGTCGTTGATGTCGTATGTGCCTTGGTTGCCAATGGCGCTCTTGACTGCGTTGGGGTTGTAGGACACCACCTCGGACAGATCCCCGTCACGGTACTGGAGCAGGCCGTCATAGCCAGCAGCCTGCGCACGCTGCTGCACCTGCTTGCCGATGTAGCCCTTCTGCTCATAGGCACGCTCCACCATCCTGCTGGCGCTGTCTTCGTCCATGCCCAGCTTTGTCAGGGCCTCGATCATGGGGTCGCCCTTGCCCTCAAGGATCAGCGGGTTGCGCATCTGGGCGTGAACTGGCAATACGTTGGGTGAATGCCTGTCCAAGTTCAGCTTGCTATCCCACGGTGATTCCGCATAGCCAGACGCCCTGCTTGAATCAGGGGTGAGATACACGCCCGAGCCAAGTGATCCTTCCTTGCTTGGTTTAATGCGTCGGAAAGCCTCTTGGCCCTTGCCGCCCTCGGTGGCCGTCGTGCCGTGGTACAGGCGTTGCGGAACCTTGCTCTGCTCAAGAAACTTGGCCTTGTTGGCCTCACGCTCGGCAGCAGGCAATATGTTCTGCATGCCCTTAGCCGCCGCCTTGAGGCCCTTGACCAGACCACCGCCAGCCAACTCCAACTGCATGACGTCAGGGTTGTCGGAGAAGTGGACACGGCCACCACGGGCCATGCCTTCGGTTGGTGGCTGAAGCTGGCGCAGAAGCTCATCGTCCTCAGCCGCACGCTTCTCCTTCTCGTACCGCCAGACATCCTCAGGAACGTGCTTTTGCAGCATGTCCTCGTACTCAGCGCGAGTCATGTAGTTTGGCAGCTCGTTGGCGGCACGGGCGCGTTCTATGGCCTGCTCTCTGGCCCCTCGGCTCATGTGTATGCCCTGCGGCATGATGTTGGCAACATCTCTGGCTGAGAACA